TTGGTCCTGTTCAAGACAAAGGTCTATACGAGCAGGCAAAGAGTTTTGCTGTAAGCGCTAACAAGGGTGACGTTACTGCAAAACATGGTGAAGAAGATACTAAGTCTGAATCAAGTTCGGATAAGGTACCATTTTAATCATGGCGGGCTCGTGTATTGGATTCCCCCCGTTAACGCGGGCCCGCAAAACAAAAAGAAAGAGGGTAGATAATAGAACTATTTATCATAAAAAATATTACAGAATAAAAACTTTAGAAAGGTTAAGAAACAAAATTAAAAGTTTAGAAAACACTTTGAAGGTGTTTAAAGAAAGTCCGGAGGGCGTGGCTTATTTTAAAAGAATAAGTCAAGAATATCAGAAAGAATATAGAACAAAAAATGCAGAAAGAATAAAAGAATATAGAAACCATTATGGAACGTTTTAAAGAAATATTTCAAGGAAATAATAGTGCTTACGGTCAATTGATACTATCAGGATCAACAAATGACAAAGGTAAAGCAGACGGAAAGGCTTTCATAAAAAGACAAACAGTTACAGACGATCTTTGGGAAGATCACTTAGCAGGTAAGGATCCAGCCCTTGGTGTAATACCAATAAACGAAAACAATGAATGTAAGTGGGGATGCATTGATGTAGATGTTTACAACGTAGACCACCTGGTGTTGATGAGAAACATAAAAGGGCTTAGCTTTCCGTTGGTGACATTTAGATCTAAGTCTGGTGGCGCGCATTTATTTTTATTTACAAAAGAATTTATTCCTGCTTCTCTCATGCAATCTAAACTCAAAGCAATGGCAGAAGCTTTGGGTTATGCGGGCAGTGAAATTTTTCCAAAACAAACTGAGATATTAGTCGAACGTGGAGACACAGGTAATTTTTTAAACCTACCATACCACGGTGGCATACGTGGTTTGAGGTATGCAATCAAAGCTGGTGGTGAGGCTGCTAGTTTAGAATCATTCTATTCTATATACGACGAATGGGCACAGACAAGAGAGCAAGTAGAAGAGATAGTTGTAAAAGAAACAAAAGTGCAAGAGGCATTTGAACAAGGGCCTCCTTGTTTAAATAAACTAGCTGTAGATGGGTTTGGTGAGGGATCGAGAAATAATTCATTGTTTAACATAGCTGTGTTTTGTAAGAAAGCTTTTGAAGACTGGGAGAACAAGGTAGGTCAATACAATCAAACATATATGGACCCACCACTAAGTTATCAAGAAGTGCAGTTGGTAATTAAATCTGTAACCAAGAAAGGTTACGATAAATACAGATGTAAAGAGCAACCGATATGTGGTGTGTGTAATGCTGCGAAGTGTAGAACAAAAAAGTTTGGTGTTGGTTTTGAAGAAGAGCAGATGCCAGAGCTAGATACATTAACAAAGATAACATCTAATCCACCGCAATGGTTTTTAAATGTTGGTGGCAAACGTGTAGAACTAAAAACAGAGCAGCTACACAATCCTAATTTGTTTGCGATAGCAGTATTAGATCAAGCAAACGTAGTGTCACCGATACCAAAAGCGCAAGACTGGAGAGAAGTTTATTTAAAAACTTTGATGCAAAATTTGCAAGAGATAGAACCATTGGAGTCACTAGATCCAATAAACCAGATAGTAAATTTATTGTACGACTTTACAGTCAACAGACCTGCTGCAAGAACAAAAGAAGACATGCTCAACAAAATGTCCTGGACTGACGATGGTTATACATATTTTAGAATGGATGATTTTTATTCTTTTTGCAAACGCAACAACTGGGAGATGGATAAAATTAAAACAGGTAATTTAATAAAGACACTCAAAGATATTTTTGAAGACGAGATTAGAATGACTCTAAAGAACCAGACACCAAGAGTCATAAAAATAAAAGCGATGAAAAAAACAAAACCAGAGATAAGCCAGGAGAAATATCAGGAGACGCCTTTCTAATGAAAACAATAATATTAGGACCACCAGGCACAGGCAAGACAACCACACTATTGGATTTAGTGGATGATTTTTTGCGGTCAGGCACAGACATAAAAAAGATAGGATACTTTTCTTTTACAAAGAAAGCTGCATGGGAAGCAACACGAAGAGCAGAAGAAAAATTTATGTTGGACTATAAAGACATACCATACTTTAGAACGCTACACTCACTAGCATTTAGGATGTTGGGTGCAAAGAAAGAGACTGTGATGGGTTATGCAGACTACAGAGACTTTGGTTTGAAATGTGGCATACCGATTAAGACAGCTTGGTACGAAGATGGTAATGGCACATTTAATTCTGACAACGAATATCTTCGTTTGATTAACAAAGCACGAGTTTTAGAGATGCCGGTGTTAGATTTATATGACAGAAATGAGCACAGTCTGGACATTGAGCGTGATCTATTATATCTTTTAGATCAAGAACTTAAACGATACAAAGAAGAAAAAGGACTGATTGACTATAATGACATGGTATCAAAATTTATTGAACAGGATATATCACCGTCTTTCGACGTGTTATTTATTGACGAGGCACAAGATCTTTCACCCTTACAATGGAGAATGGTTAGAACGTTATGGAGAAAAGCCGACAAGACGTATATTGCTGGTGATGATGACCAGGCTATTTTTAAATGGGCTGGTGCTGATGTTGATACTTTTATTGCACTTAAAGAAGAAGTAGATTACGTCGATACATTAAATCAATCTTATCGAATACCTGGTGGACCGATACACGAGTTGTCACAAAAAATTATTAGGAATGTTTCCAACAGGTATGACAAAGACTATTTACCTAGACAAGAGATGGGTGACTTAACAAGATACTCTGATGTCACGCAAGTAAACATGTCACAGGGTGAGTGGTTGGTGTTGTCATCAGCCAATCATTTTCTTGATGACATAAAAGACTTGTGTGAATTACAAGGTTGGTACTATTCACACAAAACAAAAAACTCTGTTAAACTAGATTTACTTCTTGCAATACAAACTTGGCAGAGGTGGAGAAACGGCGAACAATTATTACCGGTTGCATCAATAAAAAATATTTATTCTTATCTTGGAACTAACGTAACCAAAGGTTATCAAAAAGGTAAAACAATGGACGAGAACGAAGATGGTTATTTTATTGAAGAGTGCATCGAGAACCACGGATTACAAACACAAGATGTTTGGTACAAAGCGTTTGCAGGTTTGGATACCAACACAGAAAACTATATTCGTAATATGCTAGCGAACAAAGAAAGTTTTAAACAAAACCCACGCATAACTTTATCAACAATACATGGAGCTAAAGGAGGTGAAGCCGACAATGTATTACTTTTACCTGATATTACTAAGTCTGCTGTTGATCACAACGATATTAATCCAGATGAATTACATCGTCTTTTTTACGTAGCAGTGACTCGTGCAAAAAAATCTTTGCATATATTAGAACCAAAAAATTATGACAGGGCATACATTATATGAAAAAACCTAAAGCAAATAGATTAAGCGAGGAAACAAAAAATTTAATTTTACGTCTTTTTAAAGAAGGCTTAAGACAAAAAGATATTTGTGAAAAATTTAATCTTGGTAAGTCTACTGTAAATTATATAGTAAGACCAAAGACAAGAGAAAGAACAAAAGAAAGACAGCAAAAACGTAGAACTATTTTTATAAGAAAGGTAGATTCTTTTTTTGACAGACAGAAAAAGAAAATTAAAGACCCACGTAAAATGTGGAAAAGACCAGAAAGAAGATTTAAAAACAAAGTGCGTTCTATTTTTAGGGACACAAATGATTCATCGAAAGGACTAGATATGAAAACAAGAGAACAACAGGTTAGAGATTTTCTTTGGCCAATAAACAATAAAGATAAACATGGAAATGAATACCCATATACTGTCTGTGCTTTTACAGGTAAAACAGTATCTGTTATGGCAGCTGAAGGAGAAGTTGATGCCATGAGTTTTGATCACATTGTCGCTGTTTCAAAAGGAGGCGCTAACAGTTTAACTAATATACAACCTTTGTCTCAGAGAATTAATGAAATGAAAAAAAACGATACTAACGAAGAGTTTTTTTCAAGAGTAAGAGATGTTGTAGAAGGGCCTGCCTATAAAGAATGGTTAAGTAAAAAATGAGTGCGTACAAAACACAGGTTGGGGGTAGTCATTACAAAAAATATAAGATACAACCTAGCGAATTTATCAATAAAAACAAGTTGTTATTTGCCGAAGGATCAGCTATAAAATATATTGTAAGACATCAAGATAAAGGAGGCAAAGAGAGCCTCGAGAAAGCAAAACATTTTATAGATATGATAATTGAAAGGGACTACAGTTGAGGACACTACAACAACCACTATTCACGCCAGAAACAGAGTGGGTACCACCAGACAGATTACCAGATTTATCTAGTCACTCAGAGATTGCGATTGACTTAGAAACACGAGATCCAAACCTGCTCACAATGGGATCAGGTTCGGTAAGAAGGGACGGGGAAGTAGTTGGCATTGCCGTTGCGGTCGAAGGCTGGGCCGGCTACTTTCCTATCGCGCACGAAGGTGGTGGGAACATGGACCGCGCATTAGTCTTAGATTGGTTCGAAGAAGTTTTACACACAACCTCTACAAAAATATTTCACAACGCCATGTACGATGTGTCATGGATACGATCAATGGGATTTCAAATAAACGGTGGCATCATTGACACAATGATCGCTGCAAGTTTGATTGATGAAAACAGATTTAGTTACACACTGGATTCTGTTGGTAAAGATTATATTGGCATGCGTAAGAATGAAAAACTTTTACAGGACGCTGCAAAAGATTTTGGTGTCAATCCAAAAGCAGAGATGTGGAGACTGCCTGCACCGTTTGTTGGTGAGTATGCAGAAAAAGATGCAGAGATTACATTGAAGTTGTGGCATGCGTTACAACACGAAATATCAAAACAAGATCTGTGGGACGTGTTTAATTTGGAAACGAATCTGTTTCCATGTTTAGTCGATATGAAATTTAAGGGTGTGCGCGTAGATGTACAAAAAGCTATGTCTGTCAAGGCACAGCTACAAGAAACAGAGAAAAATTTATTACAAGATATAAATAAGATTGCAGGTTTTGACGTAGAGATATGGGCTGCAGCTTCTATCGCCAAAGCTTTTGAAAAAGAAAAGATACCTTATGACAGAACAGACAAAGGCGCACCAAGTTTTACGAAAAATTTTTTAGCAACACACCCAGCAGAACTCCCCAAACTAATTAACGAAGCAAGAGAGATTAACAAAGCAAATACAACATTCATCGATACGATACTTAAACACGAACACAACGGACGCATACACGCTGAGATAAATCAAATACGATCAGATCAAGGCGGAACAGTGACAGGACGTTTCAGTTACAACAATCCAAACCTTCAGCAAATACCTGCACGACACAAGCATCTTGGACCGTTGATTAGAAGTTTGTTTATACCAGAAGAGGGACACACCTGGGGTTGCTTTGACTACAGCCAACAAGAGCCAAGAATTTTAGTGCACTTTGCATCACTGATGAAACTAGAAGGCACCGGCACAATCGTGGATGAGTACAGGAGTGGCAGTGCAG